TACTTCTAAAGATGTTTATGCTGTAGAAACTAATTTAATAGATCATAAAGGTACTGAAGGTATGTCAGGTTTATTTATTCCTGAACAATGGTCAATGCCCCCGCACATAGATCAATATGGCAACTCCAAAGTAGAAGAAGCTACTGTAGCTTTACAAGAACAGTTTGATAATTGGAAAAGAGAGCTAGCTCCAGAAGATTATCAACTTAGAATATCCCAGCACCCAAGAAATATAAAAGAAGCATTTGATAATAGATCTGTTTCTGTGTTTCCTACTCATCTTCTTTCTGCGCAAGCTAGAAGAATAGAGGAAAAAGAATATGGGTATGAATTTTTAGATATAACAACAGATGCTAATGGTAAACCAACTGTTACAAAAAGTAATAAGCAACCTATACGTGAGTTCCCAGTAAATAAAAAAACTGAAGATAAAACAGGTTGTCTTGTAGTATGGGAAAGACCTAATAAAGAAAAACCAGACTTTGGAAGTTATTATGCTTCTATTGACCCTGTAGCAGAAGGTAAAACTACAACATCAGATTCTTTGTGTTCTATTTATGTAATGAAAAATTCTGTAGAAGTCACAAAAGTAACGGGAACAGAAACTGAAACATATATTGAGCAAAGTAAAATTGTAGCAGCATGGTGCGGAAGATTTGATGATATAAAACAAACACACCAAAGATTAGAACTTATTATAGAATGGTATAATGCATGGACTGTAATAGAGAATAACATCTCTTTATTTATTAACTATATGATAAGTAGAAAGAAACAAAAGTATTTAGTTCCTAAAAGTCAAATAATGTTTTTAAAAGATTTAGGCGCTAATAAGAATGTATTCCAAGAATATGGTTGGAAAAATACGGGTACTTTATTTAAGTCACATCTTCTTAGTTATGGGATAGAATTTGTAAGAGAAGAACTTGATCAAGAAACAAAAGAGGATGGAACTGTTGTTAGAACAACTTATGGAATAGAAAGAATTCCTGATCCTATGTTAATAAAAGAAATGCAAGAATATGCAGATGGAGTTAACGTGGATAGATTAGTATCATTTGTGGCACTTGTATCTTTTATGAGAATACAAGAATCTAATAGGGGATATACTAAGCAAATCATAAGAGATGATGCGGCTAAAAAGTTGCAAAAGTCAGAAAATTTGTTTAAATTAAATAATAGTCCGTTTAGACATATGGGGAGAAAAAGAAAGAAAATAAATGGTAAATCTATAAAACGATCTGCCTTTAAAAATATTAAATAAAAACTATGCAGGTATATAATGCACTTCAGTTAAAAAAAGGAGCTAAGGTTGAAAGAAATAGAATGGGTGCTATTACTCAACCACTTCAGTTCTTATCTAGTAAGAAAAAAAATGAAGAATGGGCTGCTTGGAATCTAGATTGGTTAGAGTGGGAAGGTCTTAAACAAATCCGAAGAAACTCGAGAAGACTAATGAAAAATTATAAACTTGCAAAAGGTATAATTGATAAATCAGATTACATTATAGAAGAAAATAATGAGTATGCTGACATAGTAGATATGTTAGCAAATCGAGATGAAGATGCCGCATTAGAGCTTAAATTTTACCCAATTATACCTAATGTAATAAATGTATTAACTGCAGAGTTTGCAAAAAGATCTACTAAACTTACTTATAGAGCTGTTGATGAGCATTCATATAATGAGCTTATGGAACAGAAAAGACAAATGGTAGAAGAGACTCTAATGTCTGATGCAGAAGAAAAAATTATTGCTGCATTAATTTCGCAAGGAATGGACCCAAAATCAGAAGAAGCTCAAAAGCAACTTAATCCTGATAATATTAAATCTTTGCCAGAAATAGAATCTTTCTTTAAAAAAGATTATAGATCTATGTTAGAGCAGTGGGCAACACATCAACATAGTGTAGATACAGAAAGATATAGAATGGATGAGCTTGAAGAAAGGGCATTTAGAGATATGCTTATTACAGATAGAGAATTCTGGCATATGCGAATGATGGAAGATGACTATGATATTGAACTTTGGAATCCTGTATTAACATTTTATCATAAATCACCTCAAGCAAGATATATTTCTCAATCTAATTGGGTTGGTAAAACTGATATGTTAACCCCATCAGATGTAATAGATCAATATGGATACTTGATGTCAGAAAAACAATTGGCATCTTTAGAAGCTGCATATCCTATTCAATCTGCAACTTATGCAATGGGTGGGTATCAAAATGATGGAACTTTCTATGATGCAAGTAGATCTCATGCTTGGAATACAGAAATGCCTTCACTAGCAATGAGACAATATACTACAGCACTGGCTAATGATCAAACAAGTAATGGAGATGTAGTAAATCAAATCTTACAAGAAGGCGAAGGTTATGATAATAACATTTATAATCAAAATAACTTAATTAGGGTAACAACTACATATTGGAAATCTCAAAGAAAACTAGGTCATCTTACAAAAATAGATGAGACGGGTAATGTGTTTACTGATATAGTTACTGAAGATTATAAAGTAATGGATAAACCCGTTTATGATAATAGATTATTTAAAAATAAAAGCAAAGATAATTTATTATTTGGTGAGCATCTTGAATGGATATGGATTAATCAAGTTTGGGGTGGTATAAAAATAGGACCAAATATTCCAAGCTATTACGGTATGGATATTAATAATGGCTTTACTCCTATTTATATTGGTGTAGATAGAAAAACACCAGGACCTCTTAAATTCCAATTTAAAGGTGATAGTAATTTATATGGCTGCAAGCTTCCTGTAGAAGGAGCTGTATTCTCAGATAGAAATACAAAGTCAACATCATTAATTGACTTAATGAAACCTTTTCAAATTGGATATAATCTAGTAAATAATCAGATTGCTGATATACTAGTAGATGAATTAGGTACAGTTATTATGCTTGATCAAAATACACTTCCTAAACATTCATTAGGAGAAGATTGGGGTAAAGGTAACTTAGCTAAAGCTTATGTAGCTATGAAAGATTTCCAGATGTTACCTCTTGATACTTCTATTACAAATACAGAAAATGCATTAAACTTTCAACATTTTCAAAAATTAGATCTAGAACAAACTAATAGACTTATGTCTAGAATTCAACTATCTAATTATTTTAAACAGCAAGCTTATGAGACAATCGGTGTTAATCCTCAAAGGATGGGTCAACAGTTATCTCAAATGACAGCAACAGGTGTAGAACAAGCCGCTAGTGCATCTTATGCCCAAACTGAAATGTATTTTATTCAACATGCTGATTATTTAATGCCTAGAGTTCATCAAATGAGAACAGACCTAGCTCAGTTCTATCACAGTACAAATCCTTCTAAAAGGCTTACATATCTTACAAATAAAGAAGAAAAAGTAAACTTTGAGATAGAGGGTACAGATATGTTACTAAGAGAGCTAAATATATTTTGTACAACTACAGCTAATCATAGAGCTGTCTTAGAACAATTAAAACAATTGGCTATGAATAATAATACTACAGGTGCTAGTATTTATGATCTAGGTCAAATTATTCAATCTGATTCTGTAGCTGAATTATCACACGTATTGAAAGACAGCCAAGATAAACAAGAGAAGCAGAAACAAGAAGAAATGCAGCAACAGCAACAAATGCAACAGCAGCAAGCTCAATCTCAACAGCAATTACAGCAATCTAAACTTGACGCTGATGCTGAAGAAGCAGAAAAAGAAAGGCAGAAAGATATTCTTATTGCAGAAATTAGAGCTGCTGGTTATGGTTCTATGGTAGATCTAGATAAAAATAATCAGAATGATTATAGAGATGAGATGGCAGATATTAGAAAAAGTGAGCAATATACTCAACAAACTAATATACAAAGACAAAAACTAAGTGATGATATGGTCAAACATTCTCAAAAAATGACTATTGAAGAACAAAGAATACAAGCTCAAAAAGAAATAGCAGATAAACAATTGCAAATAGCTAGAGAAAATAAGAATAAATATGATGTTCAAAGTCCTCCAAAAAAGACTTCTAAGAAAAAGAAAAAATAGTTTAGCTATATAATGCAAAAAAAGTGTATAAAATTTTAGCATAATTTTAAATCTTTAAGATTTATTTTAGTATATTAAAGTAATAACCAACAAAAACTGACACATGGCAGAAGAAACAAATGAGGAAACTCAAGTACAAGACTCTACAACGGTAGAGGAAGTAGATGTAAATATTGATGAGATTTTTGGTCAACCAGGCGCTGAAAGCATTATGTTACCAGCAGATGAGGTTGAACCAGAACCAGAAGAAAAAAAGTCAAATCTCTTCTCTAAACCAGAAGAACTTGACACAACGTTCATTGACAAGACTGAGACTACAACTGAAGAAGTAGAAGCAAATGCAGAAGAACCTATAACACCTGAAGCAACAAAAGAATTAGTTGATGAGGCGTTGGCAGAGTTAGATGATGCAATTACGGAAGAAGAAGTTGGAGAATCTAAAAAAGGTAGACGCAAAACTGATAAAAGCGGTTTACTTGATTTAGCTAATAAAATGATTGAGGAAGGTACTCTTTTTGGCTTTGATGATGAAAAACCTCTTGAAGATTATACTACTAAAGATTTTAGAGAATTGTTTGAAGCTAACTTTCAAGAAAGAGAAGCTAAGATTAGAAAAGATACTCCTAAAGAATTTTTTAACTCACTTCCATCTGAACTTCAAGTAGCTGCAAAATATGTTGCAGATGGTGGTACTGATATGAAAGGTTTATTTAGAACTTTATCTAATGTAGAAGAAGTTATACAGTTAAATCCAGAAAATGTAAACCATCAAGCAGAAATTGCAAGGCAATATCTTACGGCTACTAACTTTGGTACGGCTGAAGAAATAGAAGCTGAAATACAAGATTGGGCTGATATTGAAAGGTTAGAAAAAAAGGCAAAGCAGTTTAAACCAAAGCTAGATAAAATGCAAGAGAAAATGGTTTCTCAAAAACTAGCTGAACAAGAACAAAAGAAAGTTCAACAAGAACAAGCTGCCCAAGACTATATGGATAATGTATATAACACTCTTTCAACAGGTTCACTAGGAGATATCAAGTTAGATAGAAAATTGCAAAATCAATTATACTCTGGATTAGTACAACCTAATTATCCTTCTATATCAGGAAAGTCTACAAATTTATTAGGACATCTTCTTGAAAAATATCAGTTTGTAGAACCAAGACATGATTTAATCGCAGAAGCATTATGGTTGCTTTCAGATCCAACGGGATATAAAGAAAAGGTTAAAAGTCTTGGCAGTCAAGCGGCTGTTGCAGATACAGTAAGAAAATTAAAAACTGCACAGTCTAAAAAAATGAGTTCTTCATCTCAAGCACAAGCCTCAGGTAATGCAAGGAGGAGTGGAACAACAAGAAGAAAACCAACAGTACAAAGAAAGAACAATATGTTCAAAAGATTTTAAATTAGTAAACAAATAAAAACAAATAATAACAAATGGCAACTCCAGTTTTAAACAATGGTATCTTTCTACGGGATACAGCGTACAGCGCAAGTTCACACGTAGATTCTTACCACTTGGTTAACATGTTGAAAGATGCAGAACCAATGGACTTAGGTCCAGTGGACTTATGGGCAATGTCTCAGAAAGTTGAAATGCCTCTTTATCAAATGTCTAGCTTTGGTGGAAAGAACGTAATTGAAGTAGATAATGCTCGTGGAGAGTATAAGTGGCAAACTCCTGTATCTAGGGATCTTCCTTACATTGTTGAGGATTTAGCACCTGGTGATGATACACGAGGAGCAGATGGCACAACTTTCCAAATTAAAATGAGCTGCAGAGAATTTGGACATGGTGATATCATCACATATGACAAATACAATGGAGCTGAGCTTTATATCACAGATGAGGATATTCTTCCAATGGGTGATGGATTTATCTACACTGTGCAGATGGTTAACAATAACAACTCTGCAACTTTTGATTCTCGTTTCTTGGCTAATGGAACTAAGTTCTTTAGAAAAGGTTCTGCAAGAGGTGAGTATGGTGAGAGATTCTCTGACATTTCTACAGGAACTGGTTTCCGTGAATTCTACAACTATGTAGGTGGAGCAGAAGCACACGTTCACTATTCAGTTTCTTCTAGAGCTGATCTTATGATCAAAGGTGGAATGAATGCTGATGGTACTGTACCTGTAACTGAGATCTGGAGATCTTCAGGAGATAACATGGATCCTTCTGTAGCTTCATTAGATGATATGGTTAAGAAAATGGGTAAAGATGGTGTTAAGAGAGCTTTTGATAATGGCGATCTTTCTAGATCTTTCCTTACTCAAATGGAAGCTGCTCACTTGACAAAAGTAGCAAATGACATTGAGTCTTACCTAATGTGGGGACAAGGTGGTAGAGTTAGACAAGACGGACCAGATGATTTGAGATTATCTGTAGGTCTTTGGCAACAACTTGATAACTCTTTCAAAAGAGTATATAACAAGAACAACTTTAACCTTGACCTATTCCGTTCTGAGATCTATAACTTCTTTAACGGTAAAGTTGAATTCCAAGGTCCAGATCCACAAAGACAATTGATTGTCCAAACTGGTATGGGTGGAATGAGAATGGTAAACGAAGCTATCAAGAGAGAAGCTGTTGCTTCAGGTCTTGTAATTCAAGCTGCTGATATCGGTGCTATCACTGGTCAAGGTATGGACTTGAACTTTGGATTTGCTTATACTTCTTATGTAATTCCTTTCCTTGCTAATGTTAAGTTTGTACTTAACCCAGCATTTGATAATGTAAATACTAATGATATTGAGAACCCAATTATTGATGGATTCCCATTATCTTCTTATTCATTCATTATCTTTGACATCACTGATAACACTAATGACAATATCTTCTTACTGAAGTTGTCTTGGGATAATCAACTTAAGTGGTGGTATCAAAATGGTACAATGGACTACATGGGACGTAGCCAAGGATTCCAGTCTTCTGGTCAATTCAACGGATACAGAGTTATGATGTCACAAACAATGCCTGCAATCTGGGTAAAAGACCCAACTAAGGTATTGAAGATTGTTATGAGAAACCCAGTTACTGGAGGATCGTTCTAATCTAAACAATAAATTCTTAAAAGGGGGAGGGCTATTCCTCTCCCTTTTTTTTTAACCAACAAAATAAATAACCAATAACAAAAACAAAACCAATGGCAAAAGAAACATTTACAATGGTGGAAACACCATCAGCAAGTAGAGAATCAAAAATCTCTATTAAACCATATTTTGATGCACGAGCAGAAAACATGGGATTAGAAAATTATGGATTAAGTTTATTTGATGGAATTAAACATCAAGAGCAGTTAGCATGTCTAGAGATTAATGGAATTAATAGATATCTAACAGGTCTTAATGAGTTTGCTCCAGAAATTAAAAAACTTCCTAAAGAAAAAAGAGAAGCTAAGGTAAAACAGATAAGAGAATCTGTTGCAGACTTAGAAGCAGAATTAGCTTCCAATATACTTGACCCAGAAGATAAAGACTTTTGGAATAAAGTAAAGTTATTAAAACCAGACAATAATGAATTCTGGAATAAGATTGATATAAGTGTAGGAAATGATAGTAAATTTCTTAACATGAACGATCCTTATGATAGAATTAAATTACATGCTATTGAGGCAGGAGGGTTTTCTTTAATTGCAAAAAGTTATGAAGATGCAAAGGCAAAACCAAAACCACCTAAGTTTTATTTAGATAAAGACGCAGAGACTGTATCTAGTAGAACTGAATATAAGAAGCTTAGAAATAAAGCGCTATCTGAACTACAGAAGTTATTTGATAAGAATAGTACTAAACTGTTCTATGTAGCAAAAGTTGTAGATGCAAGTAGCACACAGTACAAAAAGTCTACTCCAGGAGATATTCTATATGAAAATATGGATACACATATCCATGGAGAAGGAGCTGAAAGCAATATGGAAAGAGCCGTGAATCAATTTTTAGATGCTACTAATTGTGACATGGAAACATTAAAAATTAGAAGTATTGTTAAAGATTCCAGTTTTTTTAAGTATATTATTACTAAGAGCGATGGACATATTTATCATAACAAGAAGAATGTCATGTTAGGAAGAAATGTGTCTGATGTAGTTGAATTCTTAAAGAATCCTCTTAATGAAGATATCTTAGATGATTTAACTAAAGAATGTGAAAAGTATTGGAAAAGTTAAAATAAATATATTATACCAGGTAAAATGCTAAGAAATCTAAAAGGTAGTAGTAGATCTTTATAAAATAAAAGTTATGAAAAAATGCATGAAATGTGATGGAAGTGAGAAAGTAAAAATGAAGGCAGGTGGTTCACTAGATCCAATCCCTGCAGGTAATAAAGGATTACCTAAATTATCTAAAACTGTAAGAAATAAAATGGGTTACATGGGAATGGGTGGATCGGCATTAGAGTCATCTATGAATGGAATGATGTACAAGCATGGAGGTTCTTGCGGTAAAAGAATGAGATATAACAGAACAAATAAATCTTTTTAATTATGGCAATGAAACAAAAAGGCGGAGGCTGTGGATGTAGTAAAACTATGCCCAAGTACTCTAATAATCCTAGATCAATGCAAGGTAGAGTTCTTCGCGATGGAGGAATGGTAAATGCTTATATGTCAGGAGGAACTATGAAAGGTGATAGAGTTACTAAAGGTTCTATGTACAGAAGAGGAGCTGAAGTAAAAATGATGAAACAAGGTGGTTATAAATGATTAAACTTACTAACATGACAAAGAAAGACATGAGAGAGTTTGAAGTACAATCAGCAATGAGTACTTTACAAAGAGCTCAAGATATCCAAAAAGATGCTAAGTTAATGAAAGAAGTAAGAAGCATGGCTAGTAAAGAAGCTCAGAAGTTTCAAGCACTAGCTGGTGGTGGATCAGTAGCACCTAAGAAAACTTTATCTAGAAAGAAAACTTTAAAACGTAAATAAGATGGCAAATAAGAATGAAGATCCCCCTAGCTGGCTAAGACAATTGCTAGGTCGAATGGGTCCAGATGCAGATGCAGAACCAATGGGAAACAAATACAAAAAAATTGGTGCTGCTGGTTTACTTACTACAGCTCTTGGTATGGGTATTCAATCAAGAAAAAAGAAAAAGGACGCTTTTCAAAAAGCAAATGATATACTAGATTATGACAGAAAACGTGATAAAGAGGACTTTAAACAATATAGAAAAGACCAAAGAGCTTTACCAAAAGATAAGCGTTATCAAAAAGACGGTGGTACTGTTTTTTCAAGAAAATCTAGAATAACTGATTACAATGGCAAGAAAAAAGGCAAAGGCAAAAAGTAAAACTAAAAAGGACTCATGCTATTATGCAGCTAAAAGAGCTCATAAAGTATTTCCTTCTGCTTATGCTAGTGGTATGATTGCTAAGTGTAGAAAGAAGAAAGCTGGTAAAAGTAAGACTAAGGCCAAAAAGAAGAAGAAAAAATAATGGCAATTAGAAAGACAAAGAAAGGTGCAGCTCTTAAACGCTGGTTCAAAGAAAAGTGGACTGATGAAAAGGGTAATGCTTGCGGATCTTCTAAGAATAAAAAAACTAAGAAGTGTAGACCTAGTAAAAGAGTTTCTAAAAAGACTCCTAGAACCTGGGGTTCTATGTCTAAGTCACAAAAGAGAAAAGCTGTTGCAGAAAAGAAAAGAGTTGGTATGGGTAGAAGAACCAGTGCTATTAGAAAAAGGAAAACAACTAAAAAGAAGAAATAATGGGAAAGATGCCAAAAACTTTATATAAAAAAGGTGGAGCTGCAAAAAAGTTCAAACCTCATATGATGTATGATCCTAAAACAGGAAAAGGTTATAAAGCAAAAGTTATGGCCGATCATACCCGTATGAAAAAGAAAGGTTATACACATACTAAACCAAAAGCTAAAAAGAAGAAATAATGGAAAAAATAGATGCAAATAAAGTACTAGGTACTTTTAGAAAAAACTATGAAGATAGAAAAAAGTCTATGATGAAAAGTTATATGGAAGGGGGACTTGCTGAAACTGCTACAGAAGGATGTGCAGCTGGGGAAGATTGTACACCAGGACGTAGGAGAAAAAGAAAGAGAAGAAATAAGAGACGTATTAGAAGATCAAGAGCAAGATACTAATGGCAACTAAAAAAAGTAGTAAGAAAAAAGGAGCAATGAAAGGCTGTACAATCAAGAATGGTTGTAAGTCTAAGAAAGGTGGTCTTACTGCTAAGGGTCGTAAAAGTATCAACCGTAAAACTGGATCTAATCTTAAAGCACCTCAACCAGGTGGTGGGGCTAGAAAAAGAAGTTACTGTGCAAGATCTAAAGGTCAGATGAAAAAGTTTCCTAAAGCTGCTAAAGATCCAAACAGCCGTTTGAGAAAAGCAAGGAGAAGATGGAAATGCTGATGATTTTTTTGTATATTACTATATGAGTAAAACTTTTAAAGAACCCGAAGAAACAGATGATCAAATCTTTATCTACTGGGATTATTAAAAATGGCAACAAAAAAGAAAGATAAAAAGTGGATGCAAAAAGTTACCAAGTCAATCAAAAGACGTGGTACTAAAGGTAAATGTACACCTATTACAAAGAAGACTTGTACAGGTAAAGCTAAAACACTTGCTAAAACTTTTAAGAAAATTGCCGCTAAAAGAAAAAAGAAAAAGAAATGAAAAGTAAGAAAACAAACATGAATCCTGCAGAAGCTCTTGGTAAAATGCAAAGAGCTAAGATGGGAAAATCAGTAGGTTCATATCTTGAAGGTGGTAGAATAATGTATAATGATGGAGATCCCAAGAAAAAGGGTAAATTAAAAGAACAAAATCTAGATGAAGTAGATGCTAATACAAGTAATATTTTTCAAAAAGGTTTGTTTAGAAAAGCAAGGGCAAGAAACTATGCTAAAAATAATCCAGGAACTGCTTCAAGTGTCAGAAACTATGGAAAACGTAGAGTAGTTACTACATATAATGATGACGGTTTTAAAGGAAAAGCAATCCGTAAAAATGTTTAGATAATGTTAAATAGTGCAATAGTCATAAAATTAAAACAAAGGATCAACAAGCTTGATAGCCAAGACTATGATAATATAGAATGTTGGCAAGCTGTTGAAGCTTTTAATAAAGCACAAGTAGAATGGTGCAGAAGACAGTTGCATGGACTTAACATTGTTAAGGAGGGTGATGAGCAATCTACTAGAAGAAAAGATGATCTTCAAGTATTGCTTTCTGATAATGAACTTTCATTAACTGATAAGAAAGATTATTTCCGTGGAGCTATTCCTGGAAACTATCTGCAGTTTAAAAGGGTAGATGTATTTGCTTGTAAAGATTGCTGTAAAGATAGAAGAATGACTGTATATCTTTCAGAAGAAGGTAACTTAAATCAATTATTAAGAGATAAATCTAAGAAACCTTCATTTGAATGGGCAGAAACGTTTGTTACATTAATTGGTGGTCAAGTTCATATTTACACTAATAATGACTTTGAAATATCAGAAGCAAATTTAATTTATTACAGACAACCAAGAAAAATTCAAATTCAAGGTTGTGTAGATCCTTATACTAACGAAGAAACTTTAGTAGAAGTAGAATCTGAATTTAAAGATGATATAATTGAAGTAATTATTGATGAAGCTGTTAGTGTATTAGCTGGTGATATAGAATCTCCAGTACAATACCCAAGAGGTACTCAAACTGCTGAAAGAAATAATTAATCTTAGGTTTGATTAATTAAAAAACTTTTAGTATATTATAGTATATTATTTATTTATAAAATTTAAAAAAAGAAAAAATGGCTTATTTTAATCACGCATTTAAAAAGACATTCATTATGTCTTCTTATGTTGATCCTGTACCAGGTACACCTACTGCTGCTAGTGGTGCGCTAACTTCAGGACAATTATCTTTGTATGATGCAAAGACTTGGGCTCCACTAGATGTGGCTACTCCATCACAATGTCAATTCATTATCGCATCAGGTGCTCCTTATGCAGATGACAGAATTGGACCTTTCCACGGTGGTTATCAAGAATCAATTAAATCAAAAGGAATTAATCCTAAGTTTGTAACTAAGGTTTGGGAAGCTCCTGCACATGATGCTCAGAATTCTATTCTACATATTGGTACTACACCATTTACTGCTGGGGATGCAAATTGCTGCCCAACTTTCTTATGTGGTGAGAACTATCACTTAAGAGTAGATGTAAAAGGATCTCCTGCATTGAGAATGTTAAATCACCAAGCATACCAAGAAGTTACTGCTTATACAGGATGTTGTGATGATGCTTCAATTGCTCCTGTAGCTGTTAACCCAGCTATTGTAATGCTTGCATGGCAAGAAGGAATTCAAGAGAGTGTTATCCTAACAGGAAGAGGGCCTAATGGACGTGCTAATGCAGAACCATTTGTTATTCCTGTAGTTACTGTAACTGCTGCTGGTGCTGGTGGTGCTGTAGGAAACGGAACAACTCTAGTATATCCTGAAGGAACTGCTGCTGGTGTACTTACTGCTGCTGTTGCTGCAACTAATACCTTCTTAGGTTTAGTTGGTCCAGCTACAGTTATTGCAACTACTGCTGATGCTTATACTCCTGCTGCTTACACTGATGAGTGTGCTGGATTAACATTAGTTGGTGCTTACGAAGAAACTAGATTTGGAGATTGTACTTTCCAACCATCAGATTTCTACGGAACTGAGCCTCTAAGAATTTATGCTTCTGAAGTTGACTTAAATGGTGATCCATGTGAGTTTACTGGAGTATGTATTCAGCATGAGTGTGAAGGTAGAAAAGCTAATGGTCTTGGTGAGACTGTTGCTAGAGACTTTATCTTGTCAGAATCTTACAGACAAGTTCCTTTTGCAACTGATCTAAGAATCCGTGAGATTACTCAAGGTAATGATATGTTAGGTGCTGGAGCTGGACAAGTTGATAGAACTGCATCTTATGATAGATTAATGATTCTACATAGCATTCCAAGATACAATAACCCAACAGGTACATTTGATAATGATCAATATTTACTTGAGATTGTTGGTCCTGCAGGAACATTAGCTGCTGGAGCATTGAAAGATCTTAGAGATGATGTTGATGCTGTATTAACTGCTGCTGGTAACGGAGCTTGTGTTGAGCAAGATGTTTCAGGTGGTAATGCATGTGCCGCTGCAAGTGTTGTTGTAGTAGCATAATATAATTAATTACTCATTAAAGGGAGAGTGAGATTTATTTTCTCCTCTCCCTTTTTTTATTCATCAATATGGCAAATCATGTATTAAGTTTAGAAGTACCCCCTGTAGGAAATGCCTGTGTCATGAAAATTTTTGATACAAGTGTGTATTCTCCACAGGTTGCTATTTTTGAACCAAAACTTCAAATTACAGTTCCTGGGTATACCTATGCTGCAGAAGTTCATTTTCAACCTGAGTCATCTTGTAATCTAACAGGATGTGATTTAGGATTACAAACAGAACACTGTGGTCAATCATACGTGAATTTACCAGATGGAATATATGTAATAAAATATGTAGTAGACCCAAGTCATGTGGTTTATGTAGAATATAATCATTTAAGAATGACTCAAGCTATGGATCTATATCAAAAGATTTTATGTGACATAGATGTGGCAGATTGCGATCCACCTAAAGCCGTAAAAGATAAACTAAGGCATCTTAGATTGATTAGAATGTATTTAGATGCAGCAAAAGCTAAAGTAGAAACATGTCATGATCAACAAGAGGGAATGACACTTTACAACTATGCTTTAAAGCTTCTTAAAAAATTAGATTGTAGACATTGTTAAACCAAATTAAACCAACAAATTATGGCAGCAGGAACAAAATGTAAAAGTTGTAATAGAACTTTAACTTGTGGATGTCAAAAAAGAAAAGCATCAGATGGTACTCAAGTTTGTTCATCTTGTGCAGCAGCTTATGAAGCTAAACTAAAACAAGGAAGATTAAATAAATTTGTAAAATAAAATGGCGGGTGTAGCATATTATAGATTAGTAGACTGTTGTAATGCTGATAATTTTACTTTAATAAATATTCCAGCATCACCAGGTATAGTACCTGATGGTATATATACGTTTACTACAGACATACCTAATGTTGGTGGAACTACGTTTGATATTGTAAGTGGTAATTGTTATAATTTAACATATGAATCCAGTGTATTTAACTCATATCCTTCTGTACCCTATGCAACATTGGTATTAGAGCAAGCAGGAACATTTGCGGATTGTACAGCTGCTACTACTTGTCCTGATTGTAATACAGGTCAGTATTATATAAAAGCAGATCCCTGTTGCGGAGGTGATGCTATATTTTTAAGAGGAGAACCTTATATTGGAGGTGGTCAAGGTGGAGCAATGCCTTCATTTAGTATCACTGATTTTGATGGTATATATTTAGTTATAGCACCTAATGCACCTGGAAATCCAAACCGTTTAGTACGCAATGAATGTTATACTTTTTCACATGGTGTAGTTGGAGATGGTCTTCCTGGTGCTCCTGCAGATATGGCGGCATATAATCTTTTATTATATCCACCTTTTGTTAGTGAACTTTATTTTATGCATCCTGATGATTGTACAGCTCTCAGTGTTAGTGGTGATGGTGTAAGATGTCCAGAATGCGATCCTATATGCTATTTACTTACTAATTGTGATGGAGAAACAATCCAAACTACTATAGATGCTTTTTCTACTTTAGTTGGAAGTTATGTTGAATTACAAGGGTTACCAGGTTCGTGGTTTGTTCAAATAAATGAAGGAGTTTGTACGGATCCTGTTTTAAGTTTAAAAATAACTAATACTAGTGCTGACCCTTGTCCTTGCAACTGTTATGAAGTAATCAGTGCACCAGGATTAGTTACATATATTGATTGTAATGGAGTTCCTCAATCTACATATGCACCAGATAAATTTTGTGCACAGTCTCCTCCTCTAGTAAAAGAAGTTGAGAATGAACCTTCACCTGTTGTTGTTACAAGAGGTCTTTGTGAAGATGGAGAATGTCCAGATAGATGTTTTCAATTAATTAATTGTGATCCTACAAAATATCCAGATCAGAATGCAATTATAACATCTACACTTCAAAGCTTATACCAATATATAAATCCAAGTTCTGTAGTTGAATTAGCAGGATATGAAGGATGCTGGACGGTAATAGAAGCAACATGTTTATGCATATCCGTTGACATTAATGGGTCATTATATGAAGCAAACTATTCTGGAAGTACATACAACGATAATAAAGTATTTACTCTAGAAGTTTTAGGTGTTACTTACTATATTTGGGCAAATTTAACTGCTGGAAGTTGGGTAATTAGTCAATCAGTAGGTGCTGATACAGGGTCAACATTACTAGCTGAAATAAAAAGTGGAGTTCCAGATTGTCCTATAGCAGACTCTTCTGTTTGGCAAAATGGTCAATTACCTGATGGCGGTGCTGTAACTGCAGTAGCAACAGTTGAATGTCCTGGTGAGCAGGCTTGTGATTGTCCTGTAGATGTAACTGTATTGCAAGATTATAGAACTTGTATAGAATGCATAGGACCTACAGCATATAAACTTACCAACTGTGATGGTGGAGAAGTCACATACAGTATTCAAGATTTATCTGAATATGTAGATAGCATTATAAAAGATGACTGTCATTGCTGGCTTGTAGAAGAAATTGATTATGAACCACCTAGTAATGCAACTATAAGTAATATTGTAGAATTTACAGATTGTGCTTCATGTTTAGCTACTTTTTATCAGTTAACCATTTGTGATGTAACCTCAACACTACCACCAATAATTACACCTACAAATTTATCAGCTTACTTAAATCAAGTTGTTCAGTTAGAAGGATGTGATGGATGTTATACGGTTACATTATATGCGGGAACAGGTCAACCTCCTAATCAACAACCTGTAGAAGTTACGTCTGCATTTGCAACATGTTTAGAATGCGAAACTGTAGTACCTAGATGTTCTACAGTATTTAATACAAGTACAGAAGATCAAGTATTTCAATACATTGATGTAAATGGAAATACTCAATCTACTGATACAATTTGTTCTGGACATTCTTCTTTAAGATATTGTGTACAAAAATGGATTGAACCAGCTAAAGCACCTAACAGTGGTATATTTAATTACTATGGGGATTGTAGTGTATTTGATGTAGTAGGTAGTCCTGATGGATGTGATTGTGTAAACATAAGTATTACAGCCACTGATGGAACAACTTTTAGTGGTCTTGCAGTATGGGATGGAACAACTTACGATGGTAGAAACATTTTATCATTTGTACTGCCCACAGTTTCAGGAGATATTACATATTATATATGGTATGCTGCAGGAACTCAATCTTGGCATATAACTCAAAATGTTGGAGTTGTTAGTTTTAATGATATAGGTAATTTTACATCAACTAGTCAATGTCCAATATTTACAGATGCTGAATGGGTAAAACAGATGTGGCCTGATCCTTTACAAGCAATAACTTTTTTACAGACTACGGAAAGCAGTAAGTGTGCAGTAAGAAAATATAAAATTGGAGAATGTATTCAATACTTTCCTAATGATAGAAAAGTAAAACCAGGATATAATACACCTATATGTTCTGCGCAAAAGTATGATAAGATTACATGTAACTTTGCAGAAATAGCTTACAAAGAAGCATTAGCATTAAGATATGGTATATCCAACTGTTGTCCAGAATTAGATGAGAAGTGGTTGATAAGTAAAGAACTAATAGAATTACAAGCATTATATGATCCTCAATTTAAGTGTGCTCCAATTACAGATTGTTGCGATAATACTGGGTCTGATTGTTCTTGCAATTCTTAATAATAATTTGTATATTATAAATAACAAGAAATATGAAACCGTTAAATTTAGATAATAAGCCCTGTAGCCCTATCTCTTCAAACTGTGTAGTTTGGCAAGGACCTGATATTCCTTGTATTCATTTATGCACGGGAGATAGTATTTCTGAGGTCATACATAAGTTGGCAACAGAGCTTTGTGAGGTATTAGAAACATTAAAAGTTTCTAATTATGATTTAACATGTTTTAGTACAATATCTTGTGGACCTCAAAACTTTCAAGAGTTAGTTCAGTTCATACTTGATCAACTATGTCTTTTAGAAGGTGGTACTCCATCTTCTTCAGGAGGAACTGTTGTTCCTATTGCTAGACCAGTTCAACCAATTGGCATGGCTGAACAGCTTGAGATAATTTCCAAACCTACATTTACAGCAGCTCGTGCTAGTGAAACTTGTCCAGATTGTGTAGTTACTGTACCTGATGAATTTGTAGTAGGTACACAAAGAACAATGCAGTTAGTAGACTATGCTGTAACTATGGGAGAAAGAATTGCTGGGATTGTTACAGAAGTAAGTTTGCAAAAAGATCAAATTACTGATATAACTATTAGATTAACAGATTTAGAAAATGCACCAGCTCCTGTATTTCCTGCATTAACTGTTCAGGCAAACTGTGATATTGGTACAGTTCCTGCTGCAACAGATAGTGATGTTCAGATAATTCTACAACAATTTTTTAATGCCTTATGGTGTGATTTTTATGCAGTAACAGGTACTACAACAGCATTAACAACTGCAATTAGTACACAGTCCATTGCAAATACAGATAATACATTAACTAATCCTGCTGCAGATTATCAAACAGAATATCCGACATGGGTAACAACGCCTACAACAGTAGCAAATACATTAACAAATATATGGTTGGCTATCTATGATATTTATACAAGCCTACCTCCTACAGCAGTAACTGTAGATACTACAAATACTGTAGAATTAGATATTACAGCAGGTTTACAAATATCAGCAAAAATTAAAGATACAGGTTGGGCTGATCTTAATGGATTTGACTTTTATTCTGGAACAGCTGTTAAACCTCAAGTAAGACGAGTAGGAAATGTATTACACTTTAGAGGATTTGTTTTTGTACCACTTGATAATGGTGCAGGAGGTATTCACGGTCTTTCTAGTTATACAGATTATAATAATATACCAACGTGTATTCCTGGAACTGCAGGAGCAGGAGCAGTCTCAATCAGTACTGGTGGAGTAATTTCATTTAATGGTGGTATAAGTGCTATCCCTGCATCAATAACAGGAGATAATTTAGATGGGACTTATAGACTACCTTATCCTGCTGTTTTAAGTAGACCTATGATTATTTCAGGAACAGTTGGTACATCTTTAACAGCAGCATCAAATCTTGGAATAACAGACGCAGGAGTATTGTATATTGCATCTTTAAGAGACCAAGAACAAACAGGTACTACTACAGGTGTTATAGGAGGTTCTCATTTAAGATTTATAACAAGTAATGTTAGATCAGGAGAAAGTGTTCCTAATTATATTAATTCTGCTACAGATATTCATAATTTTCCAGCAGCAGGTGTAAACAACCTTGTTGGAGAAACTGATTTCGGTGGAATAGATTATACGTGGCCTTTTACATGCGATGCAGGAGACTCTGGTAATTTAGGAGGATTCTTTGTAAGTATAGATGGATTAACCGCGTTTTTAGATTGTAGCGCTGATATAACAGCAACTACATGTTATTAAAAAGTAAAATTGTAAATTGTATATATATAAATTAAATTAAAATAAAAATGGCTTGTTCAAATTGTAATACCCCCAGTTGTGGATGTTCTGGAACTTATGTAGTTTCTCAGACTTGTCCACCAGCATGCTCTGAGGTTTTTAACTCATCATGCATTGTCTACACAGGTGTAGATATAACGTGCATTAATTCTGTTACAGGATTAAGTAGTACAGTAGTTTCTAGAAATGATTATTTAGATACTGCTTTAACTAGCATTGTAAACTTTTTCTGCGCTAGAGTAAATGAATCATTGACTTCTACTGTAGTAGCATCAGGAGATGCATATATAGATGTTGCTTCTGCTGTTGTAGGTTCAGTTACTACGTACACTATTACCTTAGATCCAACATCTTTACCATCTGCCTCAATTGTTACAGGTGGAGCTAATGCTGTTGTAACAGGTACAGGTGCTGCACTTGATCCTTATGTGGTAAATGCTAATGAAAGTGTAGTAGCTGTAGATGCAGCTTCTGCTTTAACTTTAGTTGTTGATCCATCAACACCAGGTCCGTATGAGACTACTTATACTATTGGTATTGATGCATCACTTTTACCAGATACGGTACTTCAAACTTCATTTGGGCACATTTCTATTACAGAAATTCCAAATACTCCAACAGCTGGAGATACAACTTATACTTTAGAAGTTGATGAAGTTACTATAACTAGCATTGATCCTAAACTTGATGTTGTATTAACTAATGCTGGTGGTATCGCACCATTTGAAAGAACATTTACAGTAGATATTGATGATACTGAAATGGGTAACTTTATTATGGATACTGCTGGGGCTAACATTGTAGCTGCAGGTGGTATCACAGTAGCATATGATGCAATTGCTCATCAAATTACTATTGGAGAAACAATTGGTGTTCCAGATCAATGGAAAATCATTAGTGATGGTGTAACTGATATTACTGCAGGTTCTGCAACTGATAAGTTAAGAGTTGTTGCTGGTACTGGTGCTTCTGTAGGTTTAGCTTCAGGTCCTGGTGCTAATGAAGCAACTTTTACAATTACAAATACTGACTTAGGTTCGTCTCAATTAATCTTTGGAAGTGTAGACTGTAACAATGGTGGTCCTTCAGTAGGAACATGTTCTGCAGCTACAAATACAGATGCATTAACTTTAGTTGGTGGAGATGATATTACACTAGGTGTAGCAGGTAATACTATTACAATTAATAATGACATTGATAATGTATACTCTGATGTTATTGCTGACTCAGGTGGTTCACTTCAAGCAGCAACTACTACAGCTACTTTACAAGTTTTAGGTGGGACCGCTATTAGCACGGTTGGTGCAGCGGGACCAACTAATTCAATCACTATTAATAATGATGGTGTAACTTCTGCTCTTGCTGGTGAAGGTATTGCAGTAAGTGGTGCAACAGGTGCTGTAACAATGTCAAATACAGGTGCAAAACATACTACAGTAGATATTACGATTGCTGGTGGAGTTGTTACTGCCCCTGCAGCAGGTGCAATTAATGTAAGTGCTGCTGGTATATCATCAGCATATATGAACGTACAGTTATATAGCAGCGCAGGAGCATTGGTAACACATGACTCAGCAGTATGGCAAATTACTGGAATGGGTGCTGCACCAGGACAATGCACAATTGCTAATACCTCATTAGCAGATGGTACATATGTACTTTCTATAGTGGGTAATTTACTATAATATTGTCGCAGTTTGTTGGTTTCTGTGGCTAACAACGGGAAAGCCCTCACACTAGTGGGGGTTTTCTTTTTTCAGTATATTTTATTAACTTGCTAATCTCATTAATTTTTAGTATATTATTTAAGTAGTATGGAACCATTTAACGCACCCGACTTACAAGCTCCAAGATTTAGAACAGATACTTATGAAGTTTTAAATAAAGAGTTCTTTGACAGATTTAGAGAAAAATATCCAAGGTATAAAAACTTTAAGGATAAAGAATTAAGACCAATTATTAAGTCCTTTAATAAATTGGTTTATGAAACAGTGATTGATAATAGAAATGGCGTAGAGCTACCTGAATCACTAGGCTGGTTGTTTATTGGAACATGTCAAGCCAGTAAGAAAAAAAATATTGACTTTGCTAAATCTAGAAAATATGGTGTTAAGGTTTCTAATAAGAATTGGGACAGTGATGGTAAACTGGCTAAGATTTTTTTTACAAATGGTGCTTTAAAACATAAATTTAAAAATAGAGAGTTTTGGGGATTTACAGCTTGTAGAGAATTTAAAAGAACTGTTGCTAAAACGTATCCTGAAAATTGGAATAATTATATAGTAGTTGATCCAAGACAAAAATTAAAATTAGCATACAATAAAAAGGTAGCTAATGAAATAAGATTAAAAAAGCAAGAACACGCTTTAAAAGATTATAATGAATTTGACTTATGAGCACAACCGTTGGAGAATCAATATCAAGAGTAAGAAATACACTTAAAGCTGTTAAGGAAGATCCTTTCTTGACGGATAGAACTATTTATTACTCCATCATTAAGTATGGGCAGTCTCTTATGAAAAGAGAAGATAACCAACTTAGACTAATGAAGATAAGTAATATCTTTAGAACAATGCCTTATGTTGAGCTTATTGAAGTAGATAAAGTAGATGCTGCTTGTCACGGTGTATATTCAGGATGCTATTTTAAAAGAACAAAAGAAAAACTACCAGAAGTATTAACGGGTATACTAGGACCCATATTTAGAACTGTATCTTCAGTTGATGGTTCTATAGAGTTATTTAGAACTGATCCTGGTACTTGGATTTCTATGACTAAAACTACTACTTTTAAATACAATAAAAGACAATACTTTTGGTTTCTTGATGGACACTTGTACTTTCCAAACTTAGAATGGGATGCAGTTAAGATTGAGGCAATATTTGAAAATGATGTTGAGACTTGTGATTCTGATGAGTGTACTATACGTCAGGATCAATCATTAAATATACCAGACTATTTATTTTCTGAAATAGAACAATATGTAGTTAAAGAATTAACCATGACTATGCAAGTTCCTACTGATGGTCCTGATGATGGTCAAAATACACTTAGATAATGGATTATAACTATACATTAAAATATAGAACCTTTGATCAACTTTTAGAAGATGTAACTATAGATTTAAGTTCATTAGCTCTAGAAAATATGATTGAGCCTCAACAGCTTATTAAGCTCGCTAAGAAGCTTAATTACGATTTAGGTCTTAGGATCAATCAGCAAAAAGAAATCATCTTAGATGTCTGCCATGGTAAAGTAAAGTTACCAGATGACTTTTATACTTTTAACTATGCATTAATTTGCGGAGACTATGAAAGAAAAATTGGATATGATGGTATAGCAAGTGGAACTCATATGGTAGAAATGCCTATTACTACAGGCACTCTTCCTGTAACATATAGTGACTTTCCAAAAGATGTCCCAGATCCTTGTAATGTAAGCACACCAACACCATGTTGTGATGATAAAGGTAACTTGGGTACTTGTCTTGTAAATGATCCTTCACAACCTTATGGTGATGCTTTGACTAAACCTAGAGTTTTTATGAACTGTAAAGGTGAATCTTATGAATTAATTCAAGTAATTAATGCTTCAGAAACTTTAGTGTATAAGCAACTGCTTCCATTAAAGATGAAGGCTAGTCAGAATATTGATTGTGAGTGTCCTAATTTATATCATAATACTGAAAATGAAGGTTGGATTAAACACGGATTTCTTTTTACAAATTTTAAAACAGGTAGGGTATATTTAAACTATCAAGGTCAGATGGAAGATCACGATGGTAATTTACTAGTTCCTGATCATGATCTTATAAATGAATATTATGAATATGCATTTAAATCTAGAATCCTTGAAAATTTATATATTAACGGTGAGGATGTTGCTCAGAGGATGCAACTTGTTGAGCAAAGGTTAAGGGGTGCTAGAAACAATGCATTAAGCGTAGTTAATACACCTAACTTTAGAGAATTAAAAGAAATAACAAATGCTAATAGAAAAGCAATGTATGCTAGATATTACAATATGTTTAGTTCACACTCTCCAAATTTATTTACTAACAGACGTGTAAGACATAATATTCACAGTAATGGCTAAACAAAGGAAACAACAGTCTGGAAATACAACAAGTGTACAGACTAATACTTTTATTAAAGGACTGAATAAAGATTCTGATCCTTCTTTTGTACAACAAGGCATGTGGACTCATGCACGAAATGCTAGTAATAATACATCTAGTGGAGACTTAGGAACTATTTCTAATGAAGAATCAAATGCATTGTGCGCTCAAGCAATGTATGCAGTTACAGGTGAGAATAAAGATATTATTGGTACTATACATTTATTTAGTGATAAGTGGGTAATATATAGTGTACAATATACTGAGTTAGATGGTAGACCGCTTAATTCTGAAATAGGTCTATTTGAAGAAGATACTTGTACATATAGAGTAATAGTAAATGATAAATGTTTAAACTTTGATAAGTTATATTTAATTACAGGAGCATCTAGATTATTAGATGATTGCTCATGGCAAGTATATTGGGCTGATAATTTAAACCCAGATAGGTATATGAATATTGGAGATCCAAAACTTTGGATTGATGAACCATTTACTTATTTAAATGGTCAACCTGGAAGTACTACAGTAAATTATTATACAGATGGAACTGATCAAGTTTTATGGCCAGGAGTAGCATGGGAAGAAACATGTGTCACTTTAGATAATGATTTACCTACTACACCAGAACAAGATTCAGGATGTATTGTATGCTCTCCTACTAATAAATTAGATTGTGATAAATTAAGATTAGCAAGATTAGTTAAAACACCTTCTTCTAATATTAAACGTGGTGAACAACCAGGGTCACTAGGTAATGGTTCTTATGCTGTAGCAATTGCATATACTATAGATCAAGTAAGAGTGACTAATTATTTTTCTGTTGGGTACCCGCAACCAATTTACTATGATCCAGATTTAAGAGGATCCTTGGATATAGATGTTGATGTAGATGAAAATGCATTTGATGAGTTTGAGTTAGTAGTAATAAGATTTACTAATCAAAATGAAGATGCAAGATCTATAGGATATTATTCAACTCAAACAAAACGGGTTATAGTAGATTTGTTTACTGATCAAAATCCTCGAATAGATAAAACAACTATTTTACTTCAAGACTATGTTTTTGAAAAATCAGAGCAAATACTTGCTGCAAATAATTATCTATTAAGAGTAGGACCTACATCTAAGTTTGACTTTAATTATCAACCTTTAGCAAATTTAATTGAAGCAGAATGGTTATCCATAGAATATGATGAAAAGTATTATACAGATGGCGGAAAGAATGCTGGATACTTAAGAGATGAAATCTATGCATTTTTTATAAGATGGGTGTATGACACAGGAGACAAATCTGCATCATATCATATACCAGGTAGACCTCCTGGAACCTATGTAACACCTGAAGGTGTTGTAACAACAGATATAGCTGAACTTAATGATCAGAATAGTGTAGGTACAACTCCATTATATGAGGATAATCAAATCTTTCATGTCCTAAATACAGCTACACAAACTTCAACTACTATAGAACCATTAGATGATGGTGGCCAAATAATTGCAAATGGTAAAATGGGTTATTGGCAATCAACTGAAAAGTATCCTGATAGACATCCTGAAGTATGGAACTCTACCGCTCATTGTTGGACAGGTGTAAATTCCGATGATAATAGATATGATTTATGTGGACAACCCATAAGGCATCATAGATTTCCTGATAATGCATTGACAGAATCCACTTATCACTTTAAGAAAAATAGTGATGGGCAGTTTAAGATCAGGTTAATGGGGGTAAGGTTTAATAATATCATTATGCCAAAAGATAATGATGGTAATGATATTCCTAATATAGTTGGTTATGAAATACTAAGAGGTTCTAGAAATGGTAATAAAACTATTCTAGCTAAAGGTATGATAAACAACTTTAGAAACTATAGTATACAAGGAACTCCGAGACCTCTGGGTAATAATGATGTTCCAGGATTAGTTGGTCTTTATGCAAACTATCCATATAACTGTTTAATACCTAGATTTAATTGTACTGTAGGTGCTTGTGCTCCCCCAATAAATACAGCAGATTACTTATATAATGATCCTTTTATAGTTAGACGAGCTGTAGATTCAGATCTTGGTGGTGTGAGTGATTCAGATGAGAATGGTGGTTCAAAGTTATACAAAAGATTACCGCAGAATATTCCTGTAGATATACAATCATTTCATTCTCCTGATACAAGTTACAATAACCCTACATTAAGTGCATCTGAATTAAAAGTTTATGGATGGTTAAAAGGTACAGCTACTCAGCAATTTATTGAACCAGAAAAACATCCTGAGTTTAAATTACTTGGAAATGAAGTAGTACTTTTTGCTGTACTAGGTGGTATAATAAATATGATATTAAACATGGTTAGTGAGCTGAACATTAACTATCCTTCAAAAAATTATACTATACCTAGATTTGCAGAACGAGAATTTGAAAGGGAGAGAAATAATTGGACTCTTACTCCTGGAACGGATGGTTGGACCTTAACAGGCGCAGGAGATCAATCTGCAGCTGCGGTAACTAATGATGAAGATTTTGCAGGTACTGACCATGAAGCGGAGGTAGCTGAAGGTCTTAATACAGGAGAGGTTACAAACCCTACAACTGGGCAACCTTATCCACCTGGTGCTAACGCAGCCTGGCAAGAGGCATTAGATAACGCTGTAAATGCAAGTATTGCTGATTTTTTTACAGGTAATAGTGCAGCTGCTCAAGCATTATTAAATGGTGAGGATCCTTTACCAGATGCTAATGAGACGTTGAGAGAAAAATATGAGCAGAATGCGGGTAATTATACAACTCCTGGATATAATAAAAAATATACAGGTTATCAATTATTGCCTTCTTTTTTAGAGGGTGCTACTAACCTTATTCCTGGTATTACTTTACTACAACAATCTTTTTTCTATTTTGCAGAAGGAGCTAAAGATACTGTAGATGTATTATATTCAATAGTTAGAACTAGACAGTATGCGCTTCAGCAAATAGGCTATGGAGAATATACTAGTTTTAATCCTCATAGAGGTGCGCCTAATGAATTTGATCATTCAAGTGCAGATAGATTTAGATTACCTGTTGGAACATATGTAAGAGATCAGTTAACTCAATTACCGACATATCAAGTAACAAACTATGATTACAGTCTTCCAGGGGATGGTCATACAGGTGAAGTTACTTATAGAATAAATAACTTACTTAGACCTGATTTAGTTGTAGTTAGAACTACAGATGATAATGAAAACCCGTCAGGACCACATTTTTTAATTAATAATCCTGGGGTTTTTTCTGGTGGTGATCAAAGTGTAGATCAATCTTCTATGACTTTAGGTTTATTACAAAAAACTCCTGGTTATGGTTGGGATCTTTTTAATGGAGAAACTGATAATGCATTTAAAGATCGTAATAAATCTAATGAGTTCCGAAATGTAATTGCAAGTCATTACGTAGGTTTAAAATTTACATTCAGAAATTTATATAGACAACTAGGATCTATTGTTCAGGTTATGACAACGCCACATGAACAAAGAATAAAGTTTATTGAAAACTCTTTAGAACCTAATACTATACAGGTATCATCAATTCCATTTGTTTGTAACAGTATAACATTTACACATACTAAAATAAAAACTACTCCTGCATTTTTTGGAGGAGATACTTATGTTACAAGGCATACTGAAAAAACAATAATGCCTTTCTTTTATGATTGGCTTTATGATAAACCAGATAATTTTAGATTTAATTATTTTAGAAAACAAATGATTCCTGAACCTAGATTTATGGTTAATAGTAATAGGTGGGACTTTAGTGATTTTAATATAGATAATTTTATAAACGCTTTTACACCAGGTGCTCCTGATCAGGGAGAAGGTTTGCTGCCAAGAAGTTACTATGATTTAGATACTTTGAGTTACATTGAAGCAACTAATACTGTTATAACCTATCCAGGATTAATTGGTGTAAAAAATGCATACTTCTATACATCTTCAAGCGGTATAAAAGATTTCTTTGTAGAAAGTGAGGTTATTACAGACTGGAGGTTTAAAGGAAGAAGTGCTGAAGAAAAGTCTTTTAATAAATGGTTATTTACAGATTTACAACAATTGTTTAGTCAAAACCCTGCTATATTTACTAAGGGCAATTATTTTAGATATGACTATTCTTTAAGTGCATCAAGATTCTTATTTAGTCAGTATTATAACAATGGGGCTTTACAGGGATCTAATTATGATCCAAATGTTTCTGAATTATGTTATACAAGTTTTCCAAATAGAATTCAATATTCTAACGTTTTATCAGAACATGAAGCTTATGATGCATGGCAAATGTTTTTAGCTTTAAATAAAGTAGACTTTAAAAGTAATTTAAATACAATTAAGACCTTTGGTAAAACAGGTTTGTTAGTTACATTTAAAAATAATAGTCCTTTAGTATTCCAAGGTGTAGATCAAAGAGAAACTTATTTAGGAGTTAAAGCTACTATAGGTGATGGTGGATTATTTTCTACTACGCCTCAAAATGTAGTAGTGTCAGATCAAGAGTATCAATATGGATCTTCTCAAGATAGATATTCTGTAATATCTACTCCAGCTGGTATATATTTTATATCTCAAGAGCAAGGTAAAATATTTGCTTATACAGGTAAGTTAGAAGAAATATCTCAAAGTGGAATGAAATGGTGGTTTGACAAATTTTTACCATTTAAACTTATAGAAGAGTTTCCTGATTATCCATATACAGATAACCCTGTAGCAGGTATTGGTTGCTCTGCAACTTATGATAATTCAAATTCTATTTTATATTTTTCTAAAAGAGACTTTATGATTAAAGAAGAATATAAAGGAAATTTAGATTTTGATCCAGATACAAATAGGTTTAAACTAAGAGATGAATACAGGTATACTATAAAATTAGGTGACTCTAGATTTTTTAAAGATGCATCTTGGACCGTGAGTTATGACCCTAAGAATAAATTATGGATTTCATTTCATGATTGGAATCCTGGTTTATATATGGCAAGTAAAACTCATTTCCTTACTACTCAAAAAGATGGTATATGGAAACATAATAGTGCATGTAATGATTACTGTAACTTTTATGGTGAGCAATATCCATTTGAAATAGAAATACCTGTACCCACGGGACAGAATGTTACAACAATGAGAAGTGTTGAGTATGTTCTTGAGTGTTATAGAAAAGATAGTATATTATGCAGTGATCAATTTCATGTGCTTGATTATAATTTTAATAAAGCTGTAATTAGTAATTCAGAACAAACTTCAGGAATTCTTAATCTAAATATATTCCCAAAAAATAATGTAGCATTATCGCAGACATATCCTAAGTTAGGAACTGATCTTGCATCATTTGATGTTTTATTTTCAAAAGAAGAAAATAAATATAGGTTTAACCAATTTTGGGATATCACAAAAGATAGAGGAGAGTTTCCTCAAGGATCTAGTTATCCTCCTACAGGACCATTAGTTCCAGGTACAACAGAGTTATTAGGAAACTATTCTCAAAATAATATATGGATTACTGAACCTAATGGTTATGTAAAAAACTTAAATGATTTTAATTTAGATTATACTAAACCTTTATTGCAACGAAAAAAGTTTAGACATTATTTAAATTTTATTAAATTTATAAGAGAAGACTCAAGAGATACAAATATGATTTTAAAGATCATTAATACTAAATCACAAGCAAGTCCAAGATAATGAAATATAAAGTTGGTAAATCTAAGATACATGGTGATGGTGTTTTTGCTACACAACCTATTGCAAAAGGAGAGTACATTAGCGATACTCCTGATTATATAGATAATGTAAATCAAACTATAGCATCTTCATTTAATAATCATGATGAAAAGAATGCCAATCTTTTAAACGTTGAAAAAGGCAATAAAAGATTTCTTATTGCAAAGAGAGGTATAGAAGTAGGAGAGGAACTTACTACAGATTATAATCTAACTCCTAGTCCACCTTTTGAGGATCCTAATGACTTTAAAGACTTAGATGAAAGAGAACTACCTTTATCTGATGCAGAAGCACAAGAAATGATTAATGCAGGTTTTGAGCTAGAAGAATTAGATGAAGAAACTTATGAAAAAGGCGGCAGTAAAAGAAAAAAAGGTTATAGAAGAATTTATGAAGAGGGTACTGGCAGTACCGAATTTGGTAGAAGAAAAGAAGTTGATGTATACAGACCTCTTACTAGAGTTGGTAAAACTTTAGTAAAAGATATTACATATAAAACCGATGATTCTCCAAGAGTTAAATATACGGAAAGGGAAGTAACCCGAAGAAATAAAGATGGTTCTGTAAAATCTTATAAAAAGATTGTTAGAAAAAATGGTAAAATAGTTGACGAAGCTACTACTAAAAAAATTAAATATGACAACGGTGGACCACACCATCCTTTACCTCCAGAGTATTTAAAATCTCATGGTGAAGAAGATGAAGATGGTAACTACCAAATGAAAGGATTTGAAAAGGCGGTTAATCAAGATTTAGATTCATTACTTACAAACGGGGTTACAGATGGATTTGATTCACATTGGTATGCAGGTAATGCAGGAGACGAATATGATGTAACATATGATCAACTAAGAGCTTTTGCAAGTGAAAACCGTCCTAAAAGTTTTGTAAATGCTGCAGCATATGCAAAAGCTATGAATGAACTTGCTGTTAATGCAGGTGGTAAACGTAATATTAATATTCCTTTTGCAGATAACCCAATAGTTTTAAGAACTTCTGCAGATGATATTCCTGTTAAACCTGATTATGTTAAACCAGATACATTACAAGAACAAGGTTATATTGATGCAACAGGAACTAATGCAGTAAATCAAGATCAAAGTTATAGCACAGGTCTTGCAAAAAGATATGGTAGAAATACGTATGATAATTTACTTGAAGAACAAGACGGTGGTCCTGTAGTAAAACAAAGAAGAGGAGTTAGGCAAAATCCTAATGGTACGGTATCAACTCATTTAATGAGAGCTGAGTATATTCCTAAAAGAGGTTGGGTAGGCTTTCCTAGTTTATTTCAAGATTCTAAACCTTATGCAGATGATCAACAAAATTGGGTTGATATGTCTGAAGAAGCTGAGAACTATACAGGTGAGTGGAAGGATAGTCGTGTTTTTAAAGAGGCTGAGAAAAGAGGTGAAGTATATGACTTTGGAGAAGACAAGGAAGCTGCATTAGCTTTTGGTGAAGGTTCTTGGAAAGATCAATTGTTAAAAAGAGAACCTAAAGAAGAACTTTATAATATGAAAAGAGCCAGAGAACTTGGTTATGAAAGAGACGGTTCAGGACATTTACCTTCAGTAGATGAAGAAACAGGTATGTTTCTTAAATCTATGAATCATCCTACAGCTTTTAAAGAATATATGTATGGTCAGCTTAATAAAGATATAGGAACTAATACTAGGGTTGTAGTAAACCCTGAAGGACACTTTGGTGATAAACAACTTCAATATGTAGAAGCTGAACTAACTGATGAAGAAGTTGAAAAGTATAAAGCAGGTGGGTATGTTTTAGAAGAGTTATATGAAGGAGAAGATGGAGGTGGAACTTACACTGTAAAATCTGGTGATACTTTTAATGCTATTGCTTACGCAAATGGTATAAGTCCTGCAGAGCTTGCTGCAGCTAACCCAAAGATAAGTGCTGATAAACTTTCTATAGGTCAAGTATTAATTATACCTGAAGCAGCAAAAGTTGAAGAAAAAGCAGTAGAAGAAGTAGAAGTCTCAGAAACTCCAACTTCTTTAATTAATTTGTATTTAAAACAAGCTTTTGCAGAATCTAGTTTTAGACCTGATGTAATTACAGGTACAACAAAAAGTTCTAAAGGTGCACAAGGTCTTGCTCAGTTTATGCCAGAGACTATAAAAGATATGGTAAGGCTTGGTATAGTAGATGAATCTTTTGATCCTTATGATCCTGCACAAGCAGCAGCTGCACAATTCGGATATATGAATTGGATTTCTGGAAGACCTTATTTAAACAAGGGTGAAGACTTTGTAAAAAATGCTAAGTTTTTAAGTGGATATAATCTAGGTGTTGGTAATGTAAAGAATGCATTAACAAAAGCTAAAGCTGATGGTATAGACATTTATAATACATTAGATTGGCTAAATACAAATTATGTACCTCAAGAAACTATAGATTACGTAGATAGGATTACTGGACAAGATGAAGAGTTTAATACACGTTTTGATAAGGCTGTTTCAGATACTACAAATAACTATATTTTAGATCTTTACTCTGGAGGTGGTAATGTATCTTGGGACTTTAAAGGTAAATCATACTCAGGAACTTTAATACCTAGTATGGAAACTGAGAATAACAGATATGCTAGAACTCACAATGGTAAAATAAAAACATTACCTAAAAGGGACCATGGTGGACCACATGATTCTTCTGAGAAAAAGTCTAAGGAACAAGAGTTTCGAGAAAGATGGATTCTTGAACAGAAACAAAATCAAGGTATAGACAATACATTTCATATAGCAAATGAAAGACCTATAGTTTATTTAGATGGAGTTGATCCAGATGCTGAATATAAAGCATGGATTGATCAGAATATAGATTATGGTACAAACCCTAATAAATCTTGGATTACTAGTGCATATGAAGGTATTATGGGTATACCTGAATTACTTACTGAAACACTACCTAATTATATTGCCGAAACAGCAGAAGATGCATATGACCAGTTTAGCAAAACTAGCTTTATGCCAAGCAATGTTGAGGAGGGTCTTGATGATATTTATCATCTTCCTGCTAATTTATTAGCCAAAGATTATAGTTCTTATTCTACAAGAGATAAAGCATTTGCTCAAGCTAGAGCAGATGGAGAAACATCTTTTATGTATAAAGGCAAAAGGTTTAATACAAGAAGAGAAGATGATGATATAAAATTTACTTTTAAAACAGATGATCCTAATGAGCAAAAAGAATTTCAACATATGGCAGCTAAAGCAAAAAAAGACTATCCTATACTGTGGAATTTAATGAACAAAGCTACAGGTATTGATGAAATACGCTTTGATGGACTGGATTCTAAAAATTCTAAATATGACAATAGAGGCTTTTTTCGTCCAGGCCTGGGATTGGGTGATGGAGCTACTATAGGTGTTGGTGAAAAACCTTTTAGACGTGGTAATTATGATCGCTTTATAAATGTTTTAGTAGCAGAACTTGCTCATAGAACACACCATGTGCCTAGTAATAATACTCTTGCTCATATCCCACATGGCCTAGAAACATTGTATGAATACATGAAGTATGGTGACAGTGCAAGATATCAAACACCTGGTACTGATGAGTTTAATAATCATAGACTTATTGAACCTGGTATACATATGACGGTTCGTGGTCAAATGACACCCGCTATTGTCAAAAAAGTTCAAAACTTTTTAGGTGTAGAAGAAGATGGTATTTTTAGTGAGGATACCTATTTAGCAATGATAGATAGATTTAAAGATAATGAATCAGTAAAAAGTGATTTAGAAGGGTATGCAAAAGAAAATCCAAAAGATAAACATCCAGAGTTACCTATAGACTTTGGAGAGGACGGTTTGTGGGTAACTTATTTAAAGGCATTATCACCACATATTCCAGAGCTTTCAAAAACTTCAAATTCTTGGGGTAAATATGGGACACTTGCTGATTGGGTTTATGATTCCGTTATTCCTTTTACAAAAGAATCTTTTAAAGATGGAAAAATAGCAGATTTTAATATTAAAGAATTACAGGCATTCTTAGCTTCAAAAGGATATAAGTTACCAAATTCAATAGTATATCAAGATAGAAATCTGGGTGTTATATATTATGATGGGATAGTTGGTGATGAAACTTGGGAAGCATTTGATGATTATAGAAAAAAATTAGGTTATAAAAAACAAGGTGGGTCAGTAGGGTTAGGAGATGAAGTAGATGAAGCTACTATGCAGAGATTAAAAAAGCAAGGTTACACTTTTGAAAAAATATAATTATGAAAAAGTATAAAGTAGTTGGATTACCAAAAATGCATCAGGGCGGAAACATTCCTTGGCATTCTCATCCTCATGAAGAGTCTATGGAATCTACCCGTACTCAATATAGTGGTACAGATGAGGCATATGCTCAAATGGAAGATGAAATCAAAAAACAAAAGGAAAGAGAGAAAAAAAATCAAGAGTTTCTTCAGGTATGGAACGTTATGTCCTATGATCAAAGAGTTGATTGGGTTAATAAAAAAAATGCAAACTTTAAAGAGCAAGGTGCAACCTGGAGATATAAAATACCTGAACGTAGTGAGGCAGAATGGAATATACTGGATGATATACAAGATAATGAGGCACTGGAGATATCAGATGATATAATAGAACAAATAAATAATCCACAAGAGAGGTTATATAATGGTCAGACTGCTGAAGAAGTATTTATGAATTCTACTACTAAAGGTAATAAGCATAGACTACAAACTAAAAGTTTATATGGTTCTTTGACGAGAACTCCTGAGTGGCAAATAGATGAGTATAAGCAAAGAAATGATGGGTCTAATTATCTATATCGGGAAGGTCAAGGAAAAGATGATAATAGAGAACTTGAAGAATTGCGACAAAGATATTTTAATATTGAAGCGCAAATGCAAATGAGTTTTGGAGATAGAAAAGGAGATCCAACCAGAGCTTTACATTGGGCTAATAAAGATGGTAAAATATATAGAAGACAGATAGCTGCACTAAAGGCTGATTTGCAAGAATATTATTTACGTAAAAGACAGCAATATGGTATGCCGAAATCTGTCTATAGTATAGGTAATACACAGGTGTATGAAAGTGTCCCAAATACAGATCCTCAAAATAAAATATATGATGATGAGACTGGAGAGTGGACAGGTGAATATAGACCCAACATGGTTCCAAAATTGGATGAATTTGGAAATCCTATAACTGAGCGTAAAATTACTAAACTCCTTAAACGTAGAATACCTATTACGGAAAATACTTTATTTGAAATTGAACAAATAAATGAACTTGGTTATGTACCAAGAAAGTATATGCCAGAGTATGCAGATACAGTGACATATCCCGATAAAAAAAATCAAAAGTTACAACAAAAACTTAGTGATGAAGCTGAACAACTTTTTTTAAATGCTACTGATGCTGGATACTTACCAAACTCATTAGTTCCTATAATGGGAAAAATAGAAGACTTAAAAGATTTTATTAAAGTTACAAAGGGTGATTTCAAAGACTATGAAAAAGATTTAAAGAAGTATGACAAGCAACAAATTGACGATGCTGCTTATATAGGTGTAGATTATTGGAAAGGCGAGTTATTTGGTAAAAAGTTTAAACTTGGTAGTTCACCAGAACACTATAAAGCACTAAGAAAAAAAATGTCTGAGACTCCAACTGATCAGTATTTAATGAAAATATACAAAACATATTTTCAAGATCAAGATCCAAATAATGTAAAGTTTACGGAAGAGGAGCGAAATTCTATGATAGCTCAAGGTTGGGCAGATGGTAGTATGGATGCTATAAAGCAAGTAGCTTGGGGAGTTGCTGCTGGAGGCTTGGCTGCACCATATGTTGTTAGCGCTCTTACAACAATAATGACTAATCCACTATTTCAAGCTGCAATGACAGGTTACTTTGCATATACAGCTCCTGAAATGGTTGATGATTTTCAAAAAAATCTTAGGAAATTAGTTGAAGAAACTGATCCTGGTACAATGGATAGACTTTTAGGTATACCTGGAGCAAGTATGGATGCTCTGTTTGCGCTAATGGGAGTTAAGAGTGCAGCAAGTATTGTAAAAGGAGCAAATAAAGCTAGAAAACTTTTGACAGGAGCAGTAAAGACTGAAGAAGAATTAATAAAACTTTATAGAGATGCATTTAAACCTAATCTAACTCCTAAACAGATTAAGCAAAGAATGAAAAATAATCCTCAGTTTGCTGCAGAACAAGAACGCATAAACAAGATGTCTCTTAAAGAGCTACAAGCAAAAGGTATAAATGAAGGAATTGTATATACTGAGGACGGAAGTGCTGTACTTCAATCTAAAGCACCTATATATTTTCAGTATACTAAGCAGGGTAGTAGTCCTTATAAAATTCTAGATGAATCTGGAAAGGTCATAAGTAATGTTTCTGGTGAAGGTAACGTTGTTATTGGTTTTGGTGAAATAGAAAAAACAGCTGGTCAAATACCTAAGGTAATAAAACCTAATACATTTGTAACTAGACAAATAAAATTACCAGGAGGCCGTACAATGCAAGTTGGTGTTTATAACTATGATAGAGCGTTAACGGCTATGGGAGAGGCAGCAGTAGCTAGAGGTGCAGGTGCAGCAGCCACAGCAACTGAGGAAGCGGTTTATGAAATAGGTAAAGGTAACGAAGTTGGATTATCTGAATTCGGTGAAGCTACAGTAATGGCATTTCCTGAAAGTATTATGATAGGAGCAGAAGAATTAAAAATACTTCGTGAAAAGATGAACATCGATGTACTTGTAGCTAATGGTCAAACTATTGTTTTAAACCAAAAAGCTTTACCTCAATATACATCAAAAATAAAATATAAGGCAAGCGAACTTGGATTTGAAAATTCAAGAATTGAGCATGGTAGTCCAATTGGTATAAAAGGAGAACCAGATCCATTATTTAGACAAAGAGCTGATGTAGATCAGACTGTTTTAAAACCTAAAGAAAAAGGTTTTACTCTTAGTGAATCAACTGGATCAAGTTTAAGCGGTACAGGTATTTATTTTTCTCAACCTGCAAACATGCAAAAGAATTTGAAAAGCGGAATGCCTAATGCAAACCCTACTGGTTATGCACTATCATCATATGGAGAAGGTTATATATACGAATCTACAATTAAACCTGATGCAGTAATAGTTGATCAAGAGGGTATGAAAAAAATTCTAAACGAGGCTGGCTATACCTTGAGTACAAGTATGGATAATATTCCTGAAGAAGCCTATAAAATCCTTAGAGAGGAGGGTGTGGATATTGTAGTTGGTTCTTTTGAAAAAGGTGCAGTGAATGAATATAATGTAATTAATCCTGAAGCTATAACAGAACTAAGTCAAACCGCTAAAACTGGTGCAAAAAAATATCAAGTAACTCATGCAGACCGAGGAAGTTATCAAAAACTTTTAGATTTTAATACAAAAGCTGAAGCAGAAGCTTTCGTAGAAAAAATGGGTGGTAAACTTAAACAGAAAGATTACACAGGGCTTAGAAAAGATGGTACATTTGATCGTTATGAACATCCAGAAACAGGACATATTTTTGGGATAAGAGAAGTACGAGGTGATAAAGAAGAAATACTTGGTCCTGTAAAACAAAAAGAAGAAGCATCAGAGGTTTATGCTAATGTAATAGATGGTATGGATGATGCAGATATACCTTTAGATGTTAACGAAGCCTTAGTTAAACTTACTGACCAACAGTTCAAACAAGTTGTTGGAACAGACAAGTGGGTTTATGAAATGCTTGTAGCTAAGGATCCTGCAAGGGCAGCTAGAAATTTTAAAGTTAAAGTGGATACTGCTAAAAATAACAAGGGTGTACAAATTATAAATAATACAGAATCTTTTACTAAAGCTGCGCAAGATGGTAATATGCAATTTACAGATATTCTTAAGGTTAAAACTGCAGCAAATGATGGAAAGCAAGAAGCAATAGATTGGGTATCTTCTGATCAGTTTATACAAAGAGTTATGGACTCTAGAGGAGTGTCTAAAGAAAAAGCACGGTTAATTCAAATGGAGTTTCTTAATAACATAGAAAATACTGCTTTAGAACTAAAAGCTTATAATGAACAAGCTAAAGTAAGAGGAACGTTTAGTAGTGCTGAAGGTGTTGTAAGAGTTCATGCTCCTAAAGTAGAGGGGTTTGATGGTGATAATATACGACAACTAGAAGATTTAGCTGGTACAGTAAAGCATGAATATTTACATGCTGCAAATGTTGCATCGGGTGAGAACATGAAAGGTATTGAATTTTTACCTCCTTTAAAAGCTCCAGAAGGTGCTAAACCAGTAGTTAGACAAAACATTGCTTATTTAAATCGAAAGCCTGAACAACAAGTTAGGGCTGTAAAGGCTATACAATTAGCTCAACAAGCAGGCGTAATTAAAGCTGATGAAAAATTTACTGTAGATAAGTTAAATAAATTAAGAGATTATATTGAAGAAGAAGGATTGCTATTTGGTGTAGCAGGATATGGTGAATTAGGTTTACTTTTAGATCCAATTAAAAGTGGTAATACATTTAAAGATAAAGATATAGTAAACCTATTAAATACAGCTTATCAATACGCACTACCTTTAATAGGTGGAGCGGGAGCAGCTATGTTGTCAGATTCAGATGAAGATATGGATGCAGCAATGATGGCTGCTTTACCTTTAATGATTTTTGGCCGAGGTAAAAAGATTAACCTTAAGAATGTATATAAAAATATAAGAAACTTCTTTAAAACTGTTCCTGCACTTAAGAATGTTCTTTTTAAACAATCAGAGTTAGAAAGTTATGTCCTTAAAAATTTACCAGCAAAAATTACAAAAGAGTTAGGACCTAATCTTACTTTTGAAAAGCTGGTTGAAGTTAAACCTGAAGTGGTAAAAAATGCAGTTGTAGATTATGTAGCAGAAACTTTACCTTCTTCTGCAGATTTAGATCCTGCAACAACTATGTCATATGATAAAGGTTATGTTACAGAAAGTTTTATGAAAGAGGATTATGGAAAAAACCCGCTTAAATCTAAAGAGGTAGGTACAACATTTAAAGAGCTTGCGCCAAATGGACCTGTTAGTAGAATTGCAAAAGATGGTATGGTATCTACTGAGGAAGCATTAGCAATTATTAATAAGGGAAGTATGCCACATTTAAAAGTACCTAGAATTAAGGCAGAGCTTGAGAAACGCTATGGAGAAGATATACCTGAAAAAATTTCATTAGATGAATTAAACGATATAGCAAATCTTGTAACAGTACCTTTGAATATAACAGTATCAGGTCAAATAACTAAGGAAAATGGTATAGTCTATGATAATGTTAACTCAGGATTAGCAGGATCATATGGTAATCCTATATATGGTCATCGCAGAATAGGCTTTGATAAGGCGCCTATAAACAGTGAAATTCTTAATGCTTTTAAAGGATTAAATGCTGAAGAAGCTACTGCAAAATTTAATCAAATAAATGAGGAATTTGCAAAAGAAGTAAAGAGTAGCAGAGATAAATATGCAGCGCTAAAAAAAGAACAAGATGCTCAAGCAAAGGTAATTCGCGATACTCGAGATATAGTGGATAAAAAAATGGTATGGATAGATTATCATATGACTAAGGAAGACTGGTATGCTCAAGCATCTCAGAATAAAGAGCGTATGAATGAAGTAAACGCTTACTCAGAAGCTGTAAAAAATCATAATCTTGCTAACGGAAAGTATCAGAAGCTAGCAATGCAAATGAGAACTGTGGAGAAAAGATCTGATTATAAGAAGAGACAACATGACGAGTTAGCTGATGCTTTAGATGATTTTGTAAAGGGTATAATACCTGAGTTTACTGTTAATAATCGAACTTTAATATTTAGTAATAATGCAAGATTACCAGGATATGGTGTTACAAATCATGATACGCCAGAGGGTACAATGGGTCATGTTCATACAACAGAAAAAAATACTGATGAAGAGACCTTGGTTGTTACACAAATACAGTCTGATGCAGCTCAACGATCAACCCTTAAAGAGTTTAGTAAAAAAGGTATTGAAAAACTTTATGTTGATCAGGAATGGAATGATATGAATACTGCTATACGAGACAAAATAGATGAAATACAGTATTATAATCCTAGGGTAGGTATACCTGAAAGAGATAGAATGCGTTTAATATGGGAAAATGTTCGTAAGGGTATTACAAATGGTAACTCTTATGATACACATGCTAAAGAAATAGCAGAGTTAGAGCGTTATTTAGGTGAGTCTTTATTTGCAACAGAGAGTAAGTCTATGGGAAGGACAAAAGTTAATGATACACTACTTGCTGATAGATTGGGGCCCGATGATAATACTTTAAAGGATGCAAAAGCTTATCAAAAAGATAGTCGTATAAGAATGATTGAAGAAACCATACATTGGGCTGCACAAAATGGTTATACTAAAGTTAGATTTCCAGCACCGCAAACTGTTGTTAATATTCAAGACTACGAGCACTCCTTAAATTACCCTACTCCTAAAGAAGGATTAGGTAATAACATTGCTAATGTATATGAGACGTATTTTCTAGAAGCGACCTTGGCTAATTATTTAGATTTTAGTAAAACAAAAGCTGCTTTTAATACGAAAGCAGGTGATAAAGATATAATACCTACTGTATTAACAGATACGGACAAAATTAAGTTGTTATATGAAATACATCGTACAGACCTTTATGATGGGATTCGTGATATTGAAGAACCTATTGTAGATCTTGTAGACAATGCTGCTTTAGCAAAGAAAATAGTAGAGAGTGGTAAACCATTATGGGAATATGTTCAAAAGACAGACAGTAGCGGAAAGCCTATAAAAGGTAAAGAACTTAAATCTGATTTTTATAATGAAGATCAAATTAAAGCAATAAAAAAATTATTACAACGTGGTGAGAGACAGTTAAAACATGCTTTAGAGAGTCAAGTTAATGGTACAGATCCTTTTAGAAATCTAGATAAGTTTAACATGTTACCTGATGATAAGTATAAGATAGTAATACAACATAAAAAAGATTATGAAGACTTACAAAAAAGATTTCCTAATGTAAAATTTTTAACAGAGAAACCAATAGTTGGTTCAAAAGGTAATTATTGGTATGAATTTGTAATACCTAAAGAGATACTGGATGGTGTAAGACCTATTATATCACATAAAAAAGGAGGGGTTGTTGAAGCAGAACTTACAAAAGAAGAAGTTCAAAAATATATAGATCAGGGTTACGTTTTAGATGAATTAACATAAACATTGTAAGTTTAAACATTAAACTAAAAATTAGTATATTATAATTAAGTACTTTTAGACATGTCAAATAAAAAAAGATATAGAATTAGAAAAGCCAAATATGGTGAACAGGCTGGTGTAAGAAATCCTATGAAGCGCTTTATGCTTAAGGCCCAACCAGGAATGCAACAACCATCCCAAGAAGAAATGGCTATGATGCAACAAGATCAAATGCAACAAGAACAAATGCTTGAACAACAAGCAGCTAGCCAGGGTGAAAACAAACTAATAGAATTTCTTGCACAAAGTATGCAACAAGGTATGGAACCTCAAAAGATTGTGGCAGATTTACTTCAAACTGGTGTTCCACCTAATGATATTATAAAGGGCATGCTAAAGGTGTCTTTGTTACAGTCTGAAAGTAATGGTCAGCAAGTTTCAGAAGAACAAATGGCTGGTTTGCAAAATGAAGTTACACAACTTGTTGGAAGTGTTGTACAGCAAATGCAAGGAGCTCAATCTTCAGAACCTCAAATGTCTAAAGGTGGTTTTAAGAAAAAGCTTTTAAAACAAGCTAAGGAAGGAAGAGCTGTACAAACTGAAACACCAGGTAGTATTTTACCACAACCTGCTACGCTTAATCACTTTATAGAAGGTGTAAAGAATGAAGGTAATGAGTTTTATGCTAAACAAATGTCTGATCAGGCCTTTTCTGAACCTGATAAATTTAGACGTGGAGGTAGAGCTAATAATAGAAAATTAGCAAGACTCTATTCTAAAAAAGAGCCATATAACAGAAGTGATAGACGGTCTTTAAGAAAAGGTTTAAATAGTGGAGAATTTACACTAAGTGACTTAAATGCATCAGTATTAGCAAATGATAGATTGTTTGATGAAAATCCTAACTATAATGCTATTGGTAGAGATTTTAGAACTATGAGTAATGATTATCTAAATTCTATTATGCCTCAAATATTTAGTCATCGTAATACAGATAAAGAATTTTCTAGAGAAGGAACAGGTTTAGAAAATTCGGATGTAGATATTTACTTTAAAAAGAAAGGTTTAGGTAGAAGAGAGTGGGGTATATCAGGTTTAGACTATACTTCTTTACCTGCTTTTGGAGGAAATCTTAGAAGTAATGTTGATGGTTCAGGTTATAATTCACGAGGAACTTACTCGACTACAACACGAGTAATACCTGATGCTACAGTACTTGAAGGTATAAGAGAGATTAATAATGAAGCTCTTCCTCCTGATCCATCAGATGAAAATGTTGATAATGAAAATGTTAATGATGTTAACAATGATTTAGATTCAAATTCAGGTCTTGAAAAGTTTGTATATGATGATGGAACAGAAGTATTTTATGATCCAAATGCTGAAAACTTTCAAGGTGTCGAAAGTTCAGAAGAAGATTTAAAAGAAGCTTCAGAAATGGGCTTAAAAGAAGCTTTAGAACATTTACAAAGTCAAGGAGTGAAGTCTGTAAACAGTGGGGATGGTAATTTATATTATGATTCAAATCTTAAGAAACAAATAAAAGCTAGTGAGCCAGGTTATAATTATATGCCAGAAGACTCTTATGAGGCCTTTATAAATAACAATATGGAGGATACTCTACTACATAGGGAAAATAATTTTGTACCAAATGAAGGTTGGGACTATGTAGAGAATAAAAGTTATGCTGATTATATTGATGGTCTAAGAGATAATATAGAGGGTTTATCTGGAGAATATACTGATAAAAATCGATATGTAGGTATATCAGATGCGGCATATCATAATAAATATAAATATGTTATAGACCAATATGATAATGCTTCACCTGAAGAAAAAGCAAGATTGGAAGAAATGTTTCAAAGGGCTAGAGCACTAGATGCTGAAGAGAATCCAGATAGAAAGTTTGTTACACAAGAAGGTGCGGATGATGAAGGTTCAGTTGACCTAAATAAACCTGATGATAATTCTTCTGATGTTTCAAACATGTCTTTAGCAGAACAAATAATAGCTGCAGGTGAAGAATCGCAGGCTAGAGGTGAAAAATCATTTCAACTTAGTCGTGGTGATGCACCTGGGGAGATGCCTGAAGAAAATGAAAAAATGGTAGAAGAGTACGAAGCTAAACAAAAAGAAGCAGCTAGGCGTGCAGCTGAACCACTTAATAAATGGAAGAGAGAGAATAAAGATACGTTAGATTATATTTATAATTCTTTTCATACTGCTACTGGCTCTGATTTAGCTAAATATGCTCGGGATTTTTCTTCATATGCTGATATGATAAAAATGTTTAGAGAGCATACTGAAGCTCAGAATGTTATGGAATATCAATACATGGTTGAAAAATATGATAATGCTTCAGCTGCAGAAAAAGCAGAGCTTGAAAAGAAATTTAAAAGAGCTAAAGAACTTCCTGTTAAAAATGAAACTAAACAAAAAGAAGAAAGTTCTGCAGCTAGAAAAAAAGCTTTTAGTGAAGAAGCTGCTGTAGAATATTTTAAAGCAAGAAATAAAGACTTTGTAAAAAATCCTAGCAAATTTAAAGTTAAAAAAGTAAGAGATGGTGTATATACTCTTGATGGAGTAGATGGTGGTAGCTTTGGAAGATATAGTGCTAGAGAAAACATGTCATTTGGAGGTTCAGTAAATCCTGAGTTATATAAGTATGTTGATGGTGGAGATGAAATGGATCCTAATCAATTTAAAGATGTTACAGATCCTTACTTTGCACCAGGTGGAGCATTTAAGAAACCTGAGAAACCTAAGATAGATCCAGTACTAGGACCTGGAAAAATTTCTGAAGACATTCAAAAATATAGAGAAACCGTTTATCCTACATCTAAAGGAATATTTGGTCAAGTTAAAGACTTTTATAAAGAAGGTCTTAAACCTCTTACTCAGGGAAAAGGTATAAGAGGTGTTGCTAATACTATAGGTAATTTATATGCACCCAAACAGTTTACTTGGTTATCTAAAGAAGGAGATAAGGATTCTGCTTACGGATACATCGGAGTAGATGGATTACCTAATACTGTAGCTAGATCTTATGAGAATGCAATCTATGATAATGATGGTACAAGAGTTATCGGGGCTAATACAGATGTAGGTTATGAAAAGAAGCCTTTGAGAAAGGGTAAGCTTACCCTTACAGATAGTCCTACAAAAGTTAATCGCGATCAAAAGACTGGAGAAATCATAGATACAGAGTATAAAGGTTTCTATGATGAATTTACAGGTGATGATTCAGGATATTTAAATTTCAATGAAGAGGCAGAAGAAGGTGAAAATAGATTAGGTGGGTTGAATAAGTTTGTAATGGCTGGAGAAATAGACACAGACTTTATGCAAGATCAAAATGCACCTAATGAAAATATGGTAGAAAATATTTCTGAAGAAGAGGAAGAGTTTAATTTAGATGATTGTACACAAGCAGAATTACAAGAGGTTGGAAGTGACTGTTATAATGCAGCTACTAGATCTGAAGATTATAAAGTTAATACTGCACGAAAAAGTAATAATAGTTTAATTGCTGGTACTTTAGGTAAAGCTGCTAATATGACTGTAGATTTTGGTAATGCTATAAATAATAACAAAAGAAGTGTGTATAATTTTAATAAGCAGACTTCAGATAGTAAATCTAAACAAGTTAGTTATGATGTAGGACAAGGTTGGGATGCTGTTACTGGATATCAATCAATGGTTGATTCACAGTTTAATGAACCTGTTAGAGTCAGTAGTGCAAGACCTAGAGGAATGAATCAAACTGCCGCTAGAGGGGGTCAGTATGCTATAGGTGGTGTGTATAATTTAACACAAGAACAAATAAATGATATATATGCCGCAGGAGGCTCAGTTGAAATTATAGAATAATACTATGAAAGTTAAAATTAAAAGTTTAGGATTACCAAAAGCTGCTTATGGACAGCAGGTAAATTACGGGTTATCATTAGGTTCAGGAATGCAAGGAGATCCAAGTGGATCTTTAAAACCTAAAAGAACTATTGGTGGAGTACCGCGAGAAGAAGCTAATCTAGAAGCTGAAGGTGGAGAAACTGTAGTAGGTCAAATATCAGGAGATGGTATAGTAGATCATATGACTATAAAAGGCCCTAGACATTCTAATGGTGGAGTACCTATGAATCTACCAGATGATAGTTTTATTTTCAGTGATACTAAGTCAATGAAAATAAAAGATCCACAAATCTTACAAATGTTTGGTAAGACTAAAGGTAGCTATACTCCAGCAGAGTTAGCAAAGCCTTATGATATTAGTAAGTATAAAGCTATACTTATGGATCCTGATACAGATAGATTATCTAGAAACACTGCAGAAATCATGATTAAGAATGTAGTCATGAAGTTAGGTGCTCTTGCTTTAGCTCAAGAAGCTAAGAAAGGTTTTCCACAAGGTATTCCAGAAATATGTAAACCTTATATGGAGGCTAATGGAATCTCTGAAGAAGATTTAATACCTGAACTAAAAGCTCAAGCAGAACAAATGCAAGCTATGCAACAGCAACAAGCTATGCAGATGCAACAAGCCCAAGGTATGCAGCAACCACAAATGCAACAACAAGGAATGCCTCCTATGATGCCTGATGGTCAACCTGCAGCAATGCCACAACAAGGTATGGTTCCACCAGAGCAACCTATGATGGACCCTAGACAGATGATGGCAATGCAGCAAGAACAGCAAATGATGCCACCTCAGCCTCAACAAGGTATGCCTATGGCTGATAGTGGGAGAATAGTTGATGGAAGTGTGAATGAACCTATACCTGGTCAATTTCCAATGACTCGAGAAGAAGCTGAAAAAGCTGAAAGCAGACAAGGTTATAAAGATGCTATGTTTACAAAAGATAATAGAATCTTTAATGATGTATTTAGAGATAGCGCTAAAGAGCAAGATAGAACAGGTCTTGGATCTCCAACACCTCCAGTTTTGTCTAGACCTACACAAAATTTCACGCCTTCTGAACAACTAGAACAACTTCAGGACTATAGATCTCCAATTAGTTCAGTTGCCAGACAAGAAGCAGCACGACTACAACAATCAGCTGCTGCAGAAGCAGCTCAACCTATATCTAGAGTTTTAACTAGAAACAGTTATGGTGGAACACCTATGGCAGCATATGGTATGCAAAAGTTTGCTCCTGGTGGAGAACCGTGTCCTCCAGGAATGTATTATCATCCTACAGAAGGTTGTATACCTTTTATTTCCCCAAGTCTTGACACTCCAGATTGGACAGATGACTATAAAAGAAGTAATAGAGTAATTAAGAGTATACAAAATGTATATAACCCTTCTCTTAACACACCTCTTCTAAGACAAAAATATAAAGATAATAATGCAGAGTATCCACAAGAGTGGGATGATGAAAACTTTATAGGTCCTAGTAATGAAATAGATGAAGACTCCTTAAGACGTATGAAAGAACTTCAAGGATATGATATTGAAAAATTAATGCGCAAAATGGAGGAGGTAGGTATGCCTCCTGAATTTCTTCCAAATATGTTAGATAGAATGGAAGAATATGTACCTAAAAAATTTGAAGAGGACCCTAATGTTATTAGGTTTCATGATTCAAAAAATGACCCTAAAAAAGAAATATTAGATAAACTTAATCAAGAATATGAAGAATCTGTAAAAGATTGTCCTTGCCGTCAAAAAGTAATTGTACAAGGTGTAGAAAAAGAAAAATGTGTACCCTGTGAATCACAAAGTATGGCAGCATATGGTATGCAACTAGGAGGATATGATATGCCTTTTATTATGGGTACTGGAGGTATGATGAGATATGATCATGGAGGTCCTCATAATGGAGTTACTGTTAATGATATTGATTCAAATATAACAAATCCAGCTGATCTTCAGAAAAAAATAGAGGAAGAAGGTTATACACCAGGACAAAGTAGTATTAATACAGAAGGTGCTTATAAAAGAATAGTAACTCCTGGTGCAGAACAAGGTAGTGCTACATATCATAGTGGTAGTGGTCCAGGTGGTACAGAAGAAGGTGTTGCTAGAGGAATATGTAAAAAAATTAGTGAATCCAATAATCTTGAAGAAATGATTCTTCAAGCTTTTCCTAAATATTTAAATGGAAAACGTGAAGGAGATGCAGGTTATGAAGAAGCTTTAGCTGCAGCAATTGAAAGACTTAAATCAAATCGTTTATATACGGAATGTATTCAAAGTGTTCAGGATGCTACTAAGGAGACATATAGAGATGATGCTGTACATATTGAAGCTGTAGAAAATCCTACAGAAGGTACTTGTGTATGTGCAGATAAAGATGGTAACCCTTTCCCAGGTCATACACCAATGAGTTATGAAGAAATATTAGCTTCTGGTA